TGTTAAATCTAAAATTTCTTCACTTTCATCATCTGAACCCATCATAGGTAATTCTAAACCTAAACCAATTTCTTCGTCATCATCTTCTACACCTTCACCAGCATCTAAGTCTAGGTCAGTGTCTAAGTCTAAGTCAATTTTATTTGGTTCCTCATCTTCATCATCTTCATCATCACCAAACTGTAATGAATCATCTTCATCAGATTCTTCTTCATCGTCAAGATCTAACTTAACGTCTTCTTCATCATCGGACCCTTTAGTTTCTACATCGTCAACACTAATCTCATCATCTTCTTCTTCTGAGATTGGTTCTTCTTTCTTTTCACCTTTATTTTTTAAAGATGACTCAACGATGCTTTCAATTTCTTTCGACATATGTGCCGCAAGTATTTCTTTCGTGTTGGCTTTTAAGGCATCCTCTAAAGACTTTGCTTCTAGTAAAGCCTCTTCGATGATTGATTTCTTTTTTTCAGCCATTTTTTTCTTTTTTTATTTTTTTTTATTTATTATTAAATAACGCAAAATATTTCGCATTTCTTAATAAATATGCAATACTTTTAAAAAGTGTTATTTTTTTATTAATCCAGTAAAAAATTATTTAAAGAGTCTTTTAAAAGATTATCTTCATTTTTAATTTTAGATTCTGACATTTGTTGTTCTCTAGAAGGTTCTTCACTATAAATCCAAGAACCTGGTGTTGATGGTGATGTGACAATATCCCAACAAATCAATTCGAAGTCATCTTGTACAATATTTTTACCACCTTCTTTTTCTAAAGAACCTACACCTCTTGACGATACACCAATCTTTAAACCTTTTCTAATGTAATTAGCAACTCTATCACCCTCACAAGAAATTATTCCTTGATTAACAAATCCTGGTGACATAATAATTTCTAATTTACCCATCAATACATTACCTTCCCACCACAAGTCAACTACGTTGTGAGAAATTCTACTTACTGCAACTATTGAAGATTCTGGGTGATCTGCCTCACCTAACGCTCTTTTTTCTTTGATTAATTTTAAATAGTTTTCTGCCTCTCTCCTTAAGATGGCTTCAGGGTATATCCTACCATTTCTATTTTCTACACCATACTTTTGCATTACGGCATAAACAACCAAAGGTTCTTCTATAATAGGTTGACCTTTGGTTAAGTTTGACATCTCATTCACAAAATGTCTATTATCTTTTGGGGAAATGTATCCTGCGTCGTATTCAACAAGGATACCTTTTATATTTATTTCGTTTTTTTTAAGAATTTCCATAACAGTGATATACTTTTATTATAAATATACCACTGTAGTAAAAAATTACTTTTTAGATTTATGGAAAGTAAAAACTGAATTGTTTTCTAAACACTCGTTTACCACATCATAGATTATTCTCTTACTATTTTCTATGATATTAATTTTATTAATTGGTAAATGTTTTTTTTGATATAATGTTATTTCACATGACATAAAACTTCTTTTGTTTACATTTAACCCTGAAGTCCTCATATCTAAATCAACAATGTATTTATTATCGTGAAATAATTCTTTATTGATATTGTTACTTATTTTTTGTTTTATTTTTTTTCTTATATTACTTAAGAAAAATTCGTAGTTAAAATTTTCGTAATTTTCTTTTAACTCACCCCATGCACACAAGTTTAAATATAAACTTTTTGATTCTTTATTATTTACGGTACCGATTTTTGTTTTATAGTTTTCTAATAAATCTAACTTGATTTCTTTTCCTAATTTCATTCATAAAATTTTTCATATATTGTTATTTTAAAGTTTATGTAATTATACTATTAAAATAGTTAGTAGTCAAATTATGGAAATAAAAAACCCCTCTTTCGGAGGGGTTTGTATTTAATCTATCGATTCTTTTAAATTGTAAATTTTACTTATCTGTGAGTTGAAATTTTCATAATCAAAATTAGTGTTTAATAACTTATCTTTTACTTTTAATAATTTATCTTTTATCTCAACATCTGATGATTCATTTACTTTATTATCTATATTTTTTATACACTCTCTTTTTACTGTTTCGAATAAAGATTTTTTATCTTCTTTATTACCATTTAAAACCGTTTTAATTATTTCTTTTTCAGTTTCATTTATTTCAGAGTATTTTGTATTGAATTTCGTAACTAAAATATTTGCCAACATACTAGGTGGTAAATCTATGGATTCAGTAACTACAGTTTCTTCCTCCTTCTCCAACATCCTATTAGTTATATTATTAATTGATTCTTGAATTTTATTGATATTAGATGCGTTTTTATTCGTATTCACTAAAAAATTAATATCATTGTAAAAAGATTCGTTTTCCTTAACCAACGATACACCTTTAAGTAATTTGGTGAAATATTCATTTCCACTATCAATATGTTTTTTATTTAATGATTTTAATAAATCAATATTCTCTTTTATATATTCTTTTGCCTCAGTGGAATCATCAAACTTAGTATTCTGTAAATTACTATAGATTAAATACTGTTCCTTTAAAGTATCATTATTACCAATAGTTTTTAAGAATTTATTAAACAATTTTTTACCCTTATCATCTTTATTAATGATAGACTCAATCATTAACTGTTTAAAAGTATCTTTTATATTACCAAAATTTTTCATGTGTTAGTTTTTTATAATAAATATTAAACTTTTATAAAAAAACTTATTTAGTTAGTTTATCTATTTCTCTAGTCATTTCACTAATTTTAGAATTTAACACATCAGTACCTTTTTCAAAAGAATCTAAATTGTAAATATGATCATTTTTTTCTAAACTTTCAGTTAATCGTCTTAAATATATTCCCTGATATCTTTTAGTTTTTTCTTCATATATTCTTCTTTTTTCTTCTGTTAAAAGGTTACCGTCTTTTCTAAAAGATTCAGTAGTTGCTGGTTCTGCGGCTGGTTCTGCGGCTGGTTCTGCACCTGCACCCATATCTCCACCTGCACCCATATCTGCACCACCTGCGTCACCACCAGCACCTGCTTCGGCTTCACCAGCACCCGATAATAATGCGTCAAAGTCACCATAAAGTTTATCCACTCTATCAAATATACCTGTCTTCTTAATAACTTCTGCAGTTTGTTCCATTTCCGCTGCTGCCGCCTTTTCTAATCTTTGTTGTTCTAAATCATTTCTGATTTCTTCATCAGACATACCTAATATTTCTTTTTTGGCTCTAGTCATAGACATTGCACCAAAACCATTACCTGCGTCTGCAACAGAATCTTTATAAAGAGTTACCTTAAGTTGAGTTTGCTCAACCTTCAACATCTCAGCCTGAGTAGATGGGTTATTAAGTGAAAGTGTAAAATTTTCTAATTCATCCTCTAAACCTAAAATATAGAGATGGATAATTGCAATCTTATTAAGTTCTTGCAACATTGATTGTTGTATTCTATTAATAGTTCTAGCAAATCTAATATCTTGTAACGCCAAATTTTTACCATCACCATTTGCTTCTTCGAAACCTAAGAAAGGTTTGGGTACTCTAAGTGCAGTGAATAACTTTTTTTGAAGGTATTGTATATCTGCAATTTCAGAAAGGTTAGTCGCACCCGCCAATGTATCAATAGGGCTCGGTGCATTTGGATCTCTAACAGGTATAAAATAATCCTGATCCTGTGCCATTTGATTATATCTAGTATCTATCTGTCCAGTTTGTTGATCAATAACTGGACTTCTTTTAAAGTTATCTGCAATTTTATTCACATATGCAGGTACATCTTTTTCGTCTATATTACCTACATATATTTTGAATATTCTTCTTTCAGGTGCTCTCGTTACTCTATATATTAACATCGCATCCTCAGATAATAATAATTGTTTCCATATCCTTCTAGCCTTCTCCAACATAGATGTACCATAAGGTAATCTTCTATCATCCCCTAATAATCTAAAATGAGCAATTTGCCACGCATTAAATTCTATGTTCCTCTGACCCCAAACAAATGTGACAGGGTTAAATTTATCACTATCAGGAATAGTAGAATTCTCACCAAAACCCTCATTCTCTTTTCTACTTATTTCAATATTAGGTAATTGTTTAACACCTGTGATACCTTCATCACTATTAATACTTAAGAATAAAAAATTATCTCCGTATTTACATGTGTTTCTTGTCCACATAGGTAGTGAAGTGTGTATATCTAATCTATTGAAAAATAAATCTTCTAATATTCTTCTAACTCTTCTACTTTCAGAAAAAATATTTAAAACTTTATTTTCTGAATTTAAAGTTGTAGATTCCTCCATCATTATATCTAATGCTGCTGCGATTTCGGGAAAAAATTCCATACCCTCAAAATCTGCGTAAGAGGCTAACCTAGTTGTTTCATAATATATGGAGTGTTGATATATCTCATTATCTACTTTCTGCCACATATTCGACAAATAGGCGTCTTGTTGTCTTTTAAGTTTTTCGTATTCAAAATCCTCCTTAGATTTAGTTTTAAGGAGTTCCTTATCGTTTATAGAATATCTAGATTTATTTTGTGCCCTTTTTACCTCAGGACCAAACAAATCATTTAATTGTTGAAATATCGTTCTTTTAGCCATTTTTATCTTTATACTTTATTACTATTATAATAAATATCAAAAAAAAATAAATACTATCTTATCCCAAACAACCAATTGTATTCACCATTATCATTATTACCATTATTCCCTTGTTTTGGGTGGTAAGTTGGTGTATTAGTGTAGAATGGGTTAGTATATTTTTGATTAGACAATAGAGGTTCAACTGACTTTTTTGAAACATTTACCCAACTTTCTAACATAGCCTTAGTTTGTTTCTCTACCATCTCTAATTTTTTGAATGATGTTTGTACAATAAATATACACATAGCGTATGCCATTATTATATCATCATGATAACCTTCCATATGATCAGGTCTACCGTTTTTATAAACAAAAGTTCTCAATTCCGAAATTAAACGATGTGATCGTATTATAGTTTTATTCTCTCTAATATGTTCCTCAAATTCGGAAACTAATTGTAATCTAGTGTTACCCACATTAAATCCAGGTACTTTATCCCCTTCACTATATTTAGTTTTAGCGTATTTTTCAGACAATTTTCTACTTTTAGGGTCATCGTAGTGTAAGAAGTTATATTCCATCTCTAACAGTTTTAATACTGTTGCAACACCCATTCCACCTGTGATGTCTACTATCGTATAGGCACTATACATATTACCATATTTATAAACCACTTCTGCCAACATATCTGGTGGTAGTTTATATTTAAATTCCGCAACTTGTTCTAAATTATCAAAATCTAAAATAACTATTGTGGAACTATCTTTACCGTCACCCCTACTAACGTCTACCCCCATAATGTATTTATGCCCAACCTCAGGTTTCTTCCATATCCACATAGCCTTTTCTAATTCTGCGGAGAATTCAGGATCTTTGACAAAATTTTCTTCGTGATATGAAATAAATTCGTCATCTATAACGTTACCTCCTGAACCAATAAATGATACATCAAGTTCTTGTGCAATCTTTTTTGGGTCACCCATATCTGCCGCCATCTCTTCGTACCAAGGGGATAAAGGTTTCCACCCTTCTTTTACCATAACCTCGTAATATTCTATGGTTGATTCATCGGTTTCATAAATTTTATCTAAATATTCCCATCTCAATTTAGTCCTACTTAAAGTTTTACACTCTATCTTTTCATCTTCACCCCTAACCCAAAATAATCCTCTGTTGTATCTAACATCCTGATACCACTTCATTTCAACTACGTTGAAATTGTTTTCTTTATTTTTGGCACCATCATAAGTTTTATAATATAGTGGATCCATACCATTTGGTGTAGATATCAGTGCAATCTTACCACCTGTACCTAAAGACGCCAATGCTGCCCCAAACACATCTGCACCATTATCGATAAAGGCTGCCTCATCCATTACTAAGAATGTTGGTGTAAAACCCCTCAAAGCATCTTTCGATGTTGCTAACGCTCTAATTTCACAACCATTAGATTTTAATTTTAAATGTCCTTTAGAATTTATTTCTAAATAATCGGTACCCTCATCTAACCCCCATACCCAATAAGGTATTTGATCTAGAAATTCCTTTATTTTTTTTAAGAACTCTTGTGCCAATGTTTGTTTGTTGGCTAATATTAGTACCTTATGTGGGTTTTCTGGATCACCAAATGCAGTTTTAACTGCAATATAGGCTGCGGTAGTAGTTGACACACCTGCCTGTCTGGGTTTAGTTACTAAATTACGATTATATTTTTCGTAAGATTTTATTATTTCTTTTTGTTTATGGAACAATTTAAAAGGTACCATACCTTCTTGAGTTAAATCGAATGTCTTTAAAAAAGTTTCGATTGCATAAATTGGTTCACCTAAACAACGTGCAAATATTTTTAGTTGTTCTCCTCTATCCATATATTTTAATTTAAAACGCTACTACTTTACCTTGTTCCCAGTCTTTGAAGTTTGGACCTAATTCATATGTAATATTATTACCACCCCCTACTTTTTGTATGATACCTGATTGATTGGCTGCACTCCAAAAAGTAGAAAGTTGTCCACCACTTTCAGTTTGTCCTATATGATTTAAAAAACCTCTTTTAGTTTTTTTAGGTGAAATTGATACATCTTTAATATAATTTATTAAATCCCTTATCCTTGATTCATCACCTTTTTGGAATGTAATCCCCTTATGTTTTGGTATTAGTGTAATACCGTTTTTATTGGCAAAATCTTTAACTATTGGTACAATACTTTCTATTCTACCACCTATTTTATCTTTTATTATTGATAGTTGTGTTATTGCCTCAATGGGAGTTTTATTATTAAAAAGATATTCTACTACATCATATAATATTACACCTACCGCATCGTTTAAAATAACATTTTCATATTTCCACGGAAAAGTTTTTTCTAACCTAATTAACTGTTTTATTTTTTCTAATGGGTTATTATTACTATTTAAAATTTTTTTAGATTCTCTTTCACTGATTAAATCAAATATCTCTTCAATCTTACCCCCATATTTCATAGAACTATTACTATAATAATCAAAATTTTTCCTAAAAAAATCTAAAAATATGTTATAAAATGTTTCATTATTTAATAAAATTTCTTTATCTAAACCAAACGTACTAAAAAAATTATTTAACCACTCTTCAATATTTTTATTATTGGTATTATCCTTAAAATACTGAATAAATCTATCCCACCTTTGGTTATTTTCAACCAAAAGTAAATGTTGTCTATTATTAATTATTACTTTCATTATAAATTAGAAATTACGTGTTCCGTCATGTCCTCTTCTACCCTTCTACTGTCAGGATAAAAATTATCAATATTCGGTCCTCTCAATTCATCATCTTGTTCAATTAAAACCTCATCTAAAACTTCTAAAAAATAGTTAGCGTTATCACCAGGAAATTTACCAGTGGACTCAACATACAGTTTTAAATATTGGTAAAATATATTCGTAACATCAAACTTTAATATGTGATTGATTTTATCACCTTTTTTAATCTCATCCCAATCACCCTCTGAACCTAAAAATGTAGTTATTGTTTCTTTTATACCATTAAACAGTTCACCTTCAGAGGCACTATTATAAGACCATCTATACATATTTTTTAATTCCCATTTTAAGTCATTAAACATTTGTTCTTCGTCTATTAAGTGAAAAAGTGTGTATTTATCTTCTAATAATTCTTCAGTTAAAATATCCCCATACTCATCATCTAACGTATAAATCTCTTTACCGATAAAATCATTTTCTTTGATGTATTCTCTAATATGGTTAATTGCCTTATCACTTAACACTTCAGTTACATCATTTTCGAAACTAATATCAAAATCACCGAATATTTCTGACCAATCAGGATCCAATATATCCTCAACTAAAGTTTTATCGTCTACATCAAATAAATCTGCCAAATCCTTCCATTCACTACAAAACATATATATCCTATCACCCGATTTAATTATATCCCCAAAATCTGAATAGAAAGCCTCATTATCTGTAAGGTATTTGTCAAACCAACCAATATTTGTTAGTATTGAAAACATATCATCGTTACCCACATAATAATCCAATTCTATATCAACCTCATCAAAAGGGTTTTCACCTTTATTCATTAGATAAGTAAATACACCCTCAATTACATCACTATAACTTAATTCTAATAACCCTTTTATATAGTCAATTACCTCAATATAATCTTCAAGTTCACCGTATTTTTTTTCAATAATCTTATTTATTGCGTTTTGTACCCTTTGATTTATCATCACTTTATTTTATTAATAAATATTGGTAATAAATAAAAAATCCCACTTTTGGTGGGATTCTATTATTTTATAATCTTTTTAATTAAACGTATTTGTGAAGTTCTTCTACCTTTTTAAAATCACCTTTGTCCAATGCATCATCAATTAATTTCATTATTTCATTTTTAGACATTCTACTATAATCTACTTCGTCTGTTTCTATGTTTTCCACATCATCTTCCTTAGGTTCTACACCTAAATTATCTATAATATCTTCCATATCATCATAACCTGTGTCATTAAACATATCTTCTATAGTATCACCCTTATCTTGATTATGTAAGTCTTTAAGTGTGTCTACAACCTCTTTACATCTTTGACTACCACTAAGTATTTCTTTCATAAATTCGTGAAATTGTGATGCAGGTAACTTAGTTAATTCTCTAAATAACCATTGTTTGATGTCGTAGTTTTCAGAATCAATACATTCTAAGAATTTCTCCCACATACCAGGACCTAATCTCATTCCCCATATCTCACCTTCAGGTGTATCTGCCTTTTCAATAACCTCTTTTTGTTCTTCAAAATCTAAATGATCGTCAGCCCAGTTAATTGCGGATAATTCTAATGTACCTTTAATTAATTCGTGTACTAATAGTGGGAAAATCCAAGCCTTAGCGACTACAACTGGAATATCATCACCCTCTTCAATATCGATTCTTTCCATATCATTTTCTTCATCTTTGTCTTCAGGTTTTTCAGCCTTTCTCCATTCGATTTTTTCTACACCACCGACTTGTCCACCCATAACACTGTCAGGGATAATCCAATATTGGAAATCTGCCAATGACATAAGTTTACCGTATAGTCCCATTAATCTAGGATCCAAAGCGTCTAATTCATCTGCAACCATATGGAAAATGTAGTGACCTTTTTTGGCTGCACCTTGCATAAGTGCATTGATAACTCTCCTTTTATCAACCTCCATTTCCAACTCTTCCATACGTTGAGCACTTTTAGGTTTTTTAGGTAATTCATAACCCTCACCTTCATCTTCGTCCTCATCTTCGTCTGGTTCAATACTTAATTCTGAACCTGGAGGTGTTAACGTTGCCTCTAACATTTGATCAGGAATATCGAATTCTTCAGATACTATATCAATAGCCAATTGTTCCAATGCTTCTTTGTGTCTAGTTTCGATTTGACTAATCTCACCCATTATTTGAAACATCATTTGCATCATATTAGGTGTAATATTTCTAACACCGTGATATCTTTTAACTTTATTAACAATTTCTTTGAATCTTTGTCCCGCAATTTTTTCAGAATAATTTTGTGACTCAGAACCAACTGGAATTGATTTACTCTTTCCGAATAAGTGTTCCCCACTTCTAAGTCTACCCTCTAAATCTGGATTCATCCTTTCTGGATGCTCAGGATCATATTCAATAGCCTCAACTAATTTGTTAAGTCGATATTTTTCTTTAATAACTCTATTAGTTACTTCGTTAATGATATTTTTTCTTCTCATATTTTTTG